GTGCTTTTGTATAACGCTTAGCGATACTATCATACAGGTTATCCTCAATAGCTTCCTCAGTGATAGAGAAAGCGAGAGCAATTGTCTCGTGAGTGTAACGTGAAGTGAAAGACTCGTTTGCGCTATCGAAAGATACTGCAGAACCTTCAGCTTTAACTGACGCGTTTGCGAAACCAGTTAACATTACTTCTTCTTCAAAAGCTCTGTCACTAGTTTCAGTGTCGAAAATCTCCGTGTGTTGATTCTCGTAGTTTTGATACTCAAGTCCAAATAATGCATTCAGACCTGGCTCCAACTCTTTGGCGAGTTGTTGTCTTGATATAGCCATAATATAATCCTCCTGCTATTATAGTTCTTTTTTGAATGTGTGCTCATTCCAAATTACAATGTAATTCATGTGCGCAGATCCAAGTTCATTGTTTTCAGGGTCTGTAGAAAATCCAACGATTTTTAACGAACCATCAGTTGCAGCTAAATCACTCATGTCAAGTTCTGCTGCGGATACTCCGTTAGCAGATTCTGTGCCCATGTTTACGTAGTCAGCTACTTCATGACGATCTGTAACATCAGAATTTGTTCCAGTATCCCCTTGTATTTCAAACTTCATATACGGATCATCGTATACAAAAGCTCTTATTGATCCAGAAGTTACATTCGTTTGAGTGTAAAAGTTCTGGAAAGATGGTTTGCCTGTTGACGGATTGTTGTCAATTAAAACACCATTTAATACACCAATGTTAGTTTCACTACCAGTTGCACCAATATCAATAAAGCCAGTATTACTAGCTTGTTGAATTACTGGGTCACCTTGAAACATAGAAGATGCTTCATTGTCTGCAATGAAGTACTCATTAGTCATCATGTTGTTTTGACCGCTCAACGTTCCTACAGGTCTCATACCAAATGCGGCATCTTTATTAGCCATATTGTTATCCTCCTTAAAGGTTTAGTTGTTTACGGTGGATAGGAATTACTAAAAAATTAGTCCTTCTTTGTACCACCAAAGGTTACACGTGCCTGCCGTTCTTGATTGATTGGCATGCTTGGGTGCTGTTCCTTCAAAACATCGTTTTCTAAAGCCTCATTACGATCGTTGTTTACTTGGTTAAAGTAAGCCTCACGTGACTTTGCGAGTTCTTCTGGTATCCTAGCCAGCAATAGGCCACCGACCCCGATCACTCCTGCATATTGGCCTTTGTCATGTGTTGGATACACTGAACCTGGATATTCATCGGCTCTCACCAATTCCCAACCAGATCTTATTTTACCGGACATATTCTTTGTATCATCAAAGCCTTGTGTCTCAGCACGTATCCACCTATGTCTAAAACCATCTGGCGCAGGTGGTGCATCCAGAGAAGATGGGGGAGCCCAAACTTTAGGTTTTTCATTTTTAACCCTAGTTTCGCTCACGCGGGAAGTTTTAACAGTTTTTTCTGTTTCTTTTTTAGTCATATGCTTATACCTCCTTCGCGGCTAATTGTTTCGCATACTCTTCGAGTGGCACACCTAATCTTTTAGAAATTGCTACCTGTGAAGGTGTGAGTTTCACAGTTTTTCTGCGTCCTTTTGTGGCCGGACGTTTGGCACTTGCTACGTTCTGCGTCGGTGCAGTTGTCGTAGTTGACTCCACATTATCAAATTTATGTGGGAATTCAAGTCTTATTCGCTTGTCAACCTCAGAATAATAATCATCTGTTTGTGGGTCAAATCCTTCGTCTTCAACTAGCTTTTTATGTATGTCAAATGCAGTGTAAGTCATTGCATTATCTGTACCAAACCATGGGTTTTTCTGTGCCCATGCATCTGCTCTAGGGTCTATTTGAGCAGGTTGTTGCTGTTGTTGAACTTGTTGCTGTTGTTGAACTTGTTGCTGTTGTGCAACTTCTGCAGGCAGGTTTTCTTGCATTTCCTTAATCCTTGCTAGTCTAGTTGCATCCATTGACAGTTGTGCAAGCTCAGTTTGAGCAGCGACTTGCGCCTCTACATCACCTGTATTAATAGCATTTGCCAACTTAGTTTTTACAGCATCAATATTAGTAGTGACTCTTTTTTCAAACTCATGATTATAAGAGCTGTCTAAAGTTTTATATTTGTTTCTTAACTTTTCAGCTTCTTGTTTTTGACTTTGTGCATAAGTAATAGCTTCTTCCTTTTGTCTTTCAGCTTCCCTCATCTTACGAGTTAGCTTAGCTATTCTTTTTTGTACTCCATCTGAATACTCACCAAGTTCGTCTTTTGGTTTTTCTTCAACAGGTTCTGTTTCTACAGCTTCTTCTTTTACTTCTTCAACAACTATTTCTTCAGCTGGTTTTTCTTCAACAGGTGCAGCATCTAATTCTACTTCTGTTTCTTGTTCGTCGGTTTCACCGACATCTATTTTATCTTCTAGCATAGTTAATTCCTCCTATGAATTACATTGCGTGAATAAGATCTTCGGGATCTTCTATTGTCCCTAGTATCTCATCATCGTTTAACATTCGTATCTCACCACCATCAATCTGCATACGTGATCCTGCATATCTTGCAAAGACCACCCATTGTTTTTCTTTGCACCATGGTCCTGTCGGATATTTTTCTTCATCCTTATAACAGAGATCACCCATCTTTAGTACGTAACCAACTTGCGTTGCTACACGTGCTTTGTCTAATGATTCTTGTGCAATAATAATTCCGCCTTCAGTTTTTTCTTTAACTTGAAAGGGCATAACAAGTATACGCCATCCTGTAGGATGTGGTAACTTATCTAGATTTGTTTCTTGGGTTTCTTTTTTAGCTTCTTCAGCTTCTTCTTTATACTTATCTTCTAATGCGTGCGATGTTTGTTTCGTCATCTGGTTCTGGCTCCTTAGGGTTTAGCAGGTTAGAGAGTTCCTGTTTAATTTGATCCATAGCATGGATCTTTCCGCAAATATATGTATATTTGTCCATTTTGTCAACACCGCCGCTCATTAACGTTTGAGCGCAGTCGTCAATCGCTTGATCTAGGTGTCTTTGTATCTTGTATATTACGTTTACCGGGTCTGTAGCTTCTGACATTTCTTTTATCCTTATCTCCTAGTTTATCCCAAAACTCGTCAAGAGCATTTGGTTCTTGTTTACAACATTCCCCCGATAGTACTTTTTCTTCCGTGTGGCAATCACACGTTTTCTCTTCTCCCATTTATCCCCCTAAATTTTTATTTGCCTTTGAATTTACTAAGTGTAGTAACCCCAAAACTTCCACCAACTATGGTAAGTATAATGACCCAGAAATAGTCATTGACATCTTTTAAAATTTCCCACCCTGCAGCCATCCAAGGCTGAGTCCAAGGTGTGAAATGTGCCAAAATAATGAGGCTCCAGAAAACGACTAAATATTCGTCCTTCCATGAATTAGCAGTTTGTCTCACCTGTTCCATCTGAACACCAATCTTTGCTACGTCCACCTTTGCGGCTGCCTCTATCTCCTTTGCTTTGATAATTTTATCTTTTTGTAGTTTGTGAGAAATTGCGCCGACAGTCTTTTCGGTGATGAGTTTTGCAACGGGATTATTTAGTAATCCTCCTCCAAGACCTAAAAGTGGTTTGATAAGTAGCAGTGGGTTCATTAGTTGTTGAGTATTACCGCGATGAAAATTATAATGCCAACAGCAATTATAATTTTTGTTTTCTTAGTGGTTCCGTCCCACCATTCTTGGGCTTTCCATTTTATTTCGTCGATCATGATGACCTCCTTTTTTTTCGTTTTACACCTGCTTCGCTGAGCGCGATAGCTATGGCTTGCTTTTTATTTACCACTTTTTTCTTAGATTTACCAGATTTTAGTTTTCCTGATTTATATTCACGCATTACCTTGCTGATTTTCTTTTCTTTTTTCACGCTAATCCCATGTATGCAATTAAGTATTCTGCTTCTTCAGGTGTATATCCGCTTTCAATATAACGATCATATGCTTCTAATGCTTCGTCTTCATATTTTGATCTTACAGGATCAACAGGAATGTAAGGGTTTGTTAGAGCTGGGTTTCCTGGTCTTGTATTTTTTTCAGTTTCTAAAGCTTTATATCTTTCTATCGCTAAGTCAGCTTGTTGCTCTGGAGATAAATAACCGCCTTGTATTTCAGCAACCTCGTCAGCAATAGCAGCTATCATAGGTCCTGTATACCTCACTTTGCCAGCTTCATAATCTTGTACTAGATTACCATCTTCGTCCATCGTCATAGGACCAGTAAATCCTGTCTCAAAATTTTGAGGATTTTTAGTAAAATAGTTTTTTGCTTTGTA